AGCCATGGGACAATTTAGGGTGCCTTTATTTTTGTTATTATTACCAGTGGTCAAGCCAAAAGTGGCAAGGGCTCCCGTAAACACACTAGCAACGAACGTGATATCAGAATTACCTGACTTCTTAACCATAGGTATTTCTACATAATTCATTGTGATTATAAAACCACTCCAAACTACAACACCCAATCTGACAAATGTACCAAGAATCTGTATTTGTTGTTCTTGATCTTCTGCAGCATCCTTCAATTTACCCAGAAGGTTCTTTGGTTTTTCCTGTGGGGTTTCCATTAAGTTTCTTTTGTATTCGTTTTGCAAGCTGCATAATGATAGGTTTCATTACTTTAACAGTTTGCTTAAATAACGAAGTCACAGTAAGGGTGGCTATAACGCTCACTGACGCTGTTGTTCCTGCAGTCACGAGTATCTCTTCTTTGGGAACTGGAAACGTCAGATCAGTGAATGGTATATCTATACGTTTAACTTCAGCAGCTTCTTGCTTTGGTTTAGGTGGTTTACCTTCTTGTTTTCTTTCAAGTTCCTCTTCTAACAACTCTTCAAACGCCGGTGTAATAACACCTGTAGGAGGTGCTAATACACTAGGAGCTACAACTATAGTTGGGAAACTAGGTATATCTGCTGTAGGTTGTTCTAATGTCGGTGTTGCTATATCTATAGCACCCGGAATAGTTAAAGCATCGGGTAGAGTTATAGAAGGAAAGAGTGGTTCATCTCCCATATTTATTAAGTGTTATTTTCCCAAACATCAAATGATTCTTTCCCCCATTGTCCATAGTTTTCTTCACCTACAGGTTTTTCAATAGGAGTAAAAGGTATTGTTTTAACGTAATTCCAGAAAGGACTATCGAATTTAGAGCCTGTCTTGTAATGCCATAAAACAAAGTTTGCAATTGAATTAACTTCTTTATGTAGTAAATGCAAGCATTGAGGAATATCTACTTTATTAATAAAACGATCATAACCAACTCTTGCGATCCATAGATATAATCCTGTTGCTGTCGCTTCAAGGGGTTCAATAAAAGCACACTGATTACCATTTAGCAATGTACGTTCACCGACGAATGGATTAAAAGAACAGTAGTTATCGAACTTCATTGAATGTTCTATTTCCTCTATTCCAAAGCGTTCTTGAAAGTCTTTTGTTGCTTCTTCTTTAGAAGTTAACTCGCCATTGTATAAATAACCTAAGCTTAATTTATCTTCAACAGGAACAATAAAAGTCCAACCATTAGGGGTTGCTTGTGCTTCCGTCCAAATCATTTCTTTCTTTGGCAGGCTTGCAAGTAAAACTGAATTAATAGGATTAACAATAGTATCTAAGTTATCTTTGTCTCTAACTTTTCGACCACGACAATCAATAATAAAATCAGCATCAATTTCTTCTTCTGGGTTAGTTATTTCTTGTTCTTTTACATTAAATAAGCCAGAAGATAAAATAGCATCACTTAATTTCTTAGGGGTGTAATGGATACTTACTTGATCAAGTGAATAAAATGAATGAAAAAACTCTTCTTTTTTAGTCCCCCAATTTTTATATAAGATCCCTGTTTTTAATGTCGCTCCAATTTTGTTGTCATACCAATCACAACCTAAAGAATTAGATAATAACTTAGCTACAGGAATCGTGGTTCCTTGCCCGACTTTTTCGATTGGGTGGTGTACCGAATCGTGATATAAATCAATCTGTAAATCTGGTAGATACTGCCTAAAATGTAAAGCACTTATACAACCAGCATTACCCGCCCCAATAACGGCTATCTTTTTACTCTCCTGAGGCAGGGTCATGCTGTTCTATATATTGCTCGTAAAAATCTCTAATTTCTTTAGCTGTAGGACTTGTTAAATCAAGCGTATGTTTGTTATTACTTGAATCTGTGTATTCAACTTGTGGCATTGTTTTTTAGTAGTTAATTAATTTTAAACGTCAGCACAATTACTGGGGAAACTTCTGGTATCTCCCGGCCAAATAATTCTAATCGCACCGCCAGCCGTGACAAAAGCAACATGACCTGTACCACTAGATTTAGAGCCAGACCCGCCACCGTATGCTCTGGGGTTCCAATTTTCTGTATTGTGACCCACGCTTCCTTGACCGTCTCCTCCTTGGCCGGCTTTACCTCCTGATCCTACTAAAGATCCTGAATTAGAACCACCAGCGCCTGCAGTTGTTCTAGCATTACCATTTGAAGCGTTTCCTTGTGTCCCGAATAAACCAGAACCGCCGCCACCGCCGCCTGCTGCACCATCAGACCCTCCTGTGACATTTGATGAACCGCCGCCGCCTGCTGCGTCACCAGCCCCAGCATTACCAGCCCCAGATGTTGCATCACCACCCTTACCACCTGCTCCTGTATAACCTCCTGCACCGCCGCCGCCGCCGCCATATTTGTTACCCCAAGACGCGTAGCCTGATCCCCTAGCGCCGCCAGAGTTACCGCCAGTTAGGTAAGAGCCGGAAGCTGCAGCATTGCCAGTACCAGCATCACCGCCTTCTGCTTGTAAGACATTTGAGGCAGAGAACCATGTGTCTTCATTCGTATGTGTCATTTCACCGACCTGTAGATTTATTGTTGCACCAGGAGTTGTTGCAATATTATTGCCATATGCAAGCGCACCTCCTCCCCCAGGATGCAAACCAGAGCTTTGACCACCACCATTTCCAGCACCAATGCAAACAACAGAAACAGAAGTTACCCCATTTGGGACTGTCCATGTAGTTGTTCCGGGTGTATCAAAAACAACTTGACCGGGTGGCTCAGGGCCACCGCCACCCGCACCTAATAGCATTTGTTGAATAGGCATCAGCTTAACCCCGCACCTGAGATGTAAGCAACAGTACCACTAGCAAATAATATGGTAGCCATTCCTCTCGTAGCTAATGTTCTATTAGCACTTGTTCCATCAGAAGACATATACATTGTAGTTATAGTTTTAGTTATAGTTAAATTACTAGCAGTATTATTCACAATTGTTACAGCATCTCCAGCAGAGAAAACACTATTAGGTACTGTAACTGTTCCACTAGCAAGTATATGTTTACCTGCATCACCAGCAACTAATGTGTAAGTCGAGCCTTGAGTATTTTGAGGTATAGAACGTACATTACCCTTATCATCGGTAACTGATCCAGTAACGGTTATTCCCGCCGTTGTAGTTTGTAGCTTGACATTTCCTGAATTGTATAAATAGACAGCACCCGCCGCTGTTCTGTAAATGTCATAAACATTAGTGGTTCCATTATTTGAACCTATAGACCAATCTTTATATTCTGCATTTCCATAATGGGTGAAGTGAGCATCCCCATCATCAGCTACATAAAATCTAAAACCAGTACCGACATTATCGTGATATGTTTCATTTCCAATCCTGCCGTACCACACATTTGCATCATCACCACTGATATTAATAACTGGTCCTGTGCTTCCGTCATCTGTGAATGAAGCTGCACCAGCGGAAATTGTTCCTGTTACTGTTGCTCCGCCCGTTACTGTCTCTAGCTTCTTACTGTTGTCGTAATAGAGTTCTACTTGAGCATCATCAGCACAAACAATTGCATTATCTGATCCACATTTAATTGAGATATCACCTGCTCCTGTTGCTGTACCTAATTCCAGATGAGCATCACCAACTCCTTTAATATGATTTATACCGGGTGAACCACCTTCATGGTAAATCTCAAAATCATTTCCAGTACCAAGTTTTATTTTTACACCATCTCCAAAGCTTTGATCACCTGTAAAGGTATTAGCTCCTAACCCTGCACCTGCTGTTATACCTCCTTGCCAAGCACTACCGTTATAAACTTGTAATTCATTAGAAGATGTATTAAAATATAAATCCCCTGCAGCTAGTGAATTACTACCACCATCTGCAGTTGGAGCTGAAGAAGCTATTTGATATAGATCATTAAAGTTATTAACGTTAGTTATATTACTTGCAACTGTATTTACATTTGATATCGAACCTCCAACGTTAGTAACATTAGTATTATTAGTAGCAACAGTTGTTACGTTAGCTGAAATACCAGCGACTGTAGTTACATTTGCAGAGATACCAGCAACAGTAGTTA